TCTTCCACTTTCTCATTGGCACTTTCCTCTGCCACTGTGTAAGTGAAAGGAATGGCGTTGTTAGTGCGATACATGATTTTACCAGCGTACCCAGCATTGCTAGTTGTATGCTGAGCGTCCTGAATCAAGTTCTGCTCACCTATTGAAGCGTAGACAGTATTGTCTTTAGATTCAAAAAATAGCTGCTCGCCGTAGAAAATAGCGATGTTTTCGTGCCTTAAACTCAAGCGGTTATAGCCGGCACTGAGGTCCTTAGTGAAAGTTCGAGGTGACACAATTAACTGGTTTTGGTCGATGTTCCCGATAGCAAACTTATATGTTCCTGCATCCTTAACATAGACATCCACGGTGTCGATAAACCCTTTTGTTTTAGGCCATGTATCGACAGGCGACATATAAGCTAGGTTGTTGACCGTGGTTTTTTGTGTTGAGTCGATACCGTCAATCTTTTGACCAAATCGAGTGCCGTTGTTGTCGCTGCTTAAGAAATTGACACTAGATTCTAGGGCAGAAGCTCCATAATCTAGATTCTTCAACAATGCAGCTTTAGCAAGCCCGCCTTGAATGAGCTTAGACGGTTGATCTACTAGTTGTCTAGTTATGAGCAAAAAACCATTCTCGGATGGCGTGAAGTCCTCGCTGACAACTCTGTCATTGGTTGAGAATTGTTTCAATTTGCGATTATCTACGCTAATAAAATAAGTGAACACCCCTCTGACATCTTTCAATCCGTAGGTAACGCCTTTTTTCAACGTAATTGGTGGATAAACACCCCAAGTGGCAACATCGGCAGTGCTTTGACCGCTACCAGTGTAATACTTGCCGCGGACGAAAGCATTTTCATCGATAAGCTGCTTGATTTCTGTGACAAAATCAAGGTCAGTGGCTTTGACGTCAACCGACAATTTCGGGATTTTGAGCGAGATATAGCCGTCTGGTAGATTGTTCATATCAACGTTAGCAGCGGCTAACTCTGCAACTGATGCGTTGAAAACTTTAGGCTTAGCATCGCTATTTTGAGTAGATACATAAAGAAGGGAATCCTCTGTCGGTGTGTATTCTGTGCTAATCACTGTGTCGTTGTTAGCTAAATTCTTGATTACACGGCTTCCGTCCGCTGATGTCACATAAGTAAGGAATCCTCGGACACCGACGATGTAATAGGTTTTCCCCTTGTATAGATTAACTGGCAAGTAGCGACTCCATCCGCCGGCAACGTCGTTGATAATCTTACCGTTGTTTTCTACCCAGAAAGTACCGGTAATGCGGTCAGTAAGCATTTGCTTAATACCTTGGGCGAAGTCAATGTTATCAGCGGTTACTTCGTTACCACCAAGGCCACGGGATTGATAGACGCCCCCCTCTTTCCACGAGCGAGCTCCTTCGTCGTAGTAATACCATTTTCCCGTGTCTTTCGCTACAACGATACCATTTGCACCGTTGGGATATGTGCTACTGATTTCTGATAGTGAGCTGAGAACGGCTTTTGGTGCGTTGGATTCAATCTTGTTGAATTTCTTCTCAACGAAATCAGCACTCGCTTTTCCGTTCAAGGTGTTCTCGATGGTGCTGAGGCGGTCATCAAGGTTGCCTGCAAGCCCACGGGCTTTGATAACTTCCATGTTTGCATTGCCGTTAGTGGCACCGTCAGCATAGGTCGTTTCAATAGCCTTGGCAATAGCTTCACGGACATCCGCCCCTCTTGTCTTCTTGCGGATAGCCTTGGTTAAAACACTGATGTTCTTAGTATTTTCCAAAGGTGTCACATCATCGTAGAGGTTCAAACGTCCCTCTGCTTCAGTTTGTGGCATGTTTAATTACCTCCATTTAATTCTTTTTGAAGTCTAGCGATTTCAGCTTCTACGTCCTTAATCGTTCTAGCACGCTCCTGCTCGTCCATGTTGAATGATGCAAGCTGATTGTCATAGTAAACCTTAGCTGCCAGATAATCAGCGTATTGCTTATCGTAAGCGGCAATCTCGTCCGCTGATGCGTTTGGACCAGGCGGTGTTGGTGCGGTTGGGGCTGTAGGTGCTTGGCTAGTTTTATTTTTAAGTGCTGCGAGTTGGTCTTTAAGAGCTTTCAAGCGTTTCTCTTTATTCGCTGTCGAAGTGTTCTGTTTCAAGCGTTCGATAGAGTTTTCAGCTTCTTGAAGCTGTAGCTGGTACGCTGAAAGTGATTGAGATTGTGAACCGATAGTCAAATCAACACTCTGTGGGTTTAGAATATCAATTTTTTTCTCCAAGATTTGCAAAGTTTCAATTCCAGAAAGTGGTGCATTGATAATCGGGTGTTTATTCCCAATTTCAAACTTGTCATATCGGTTATCAATTAAGTAACGCTCTACCGCTGAGATTGTCCATTTGGCGAGTGCGATTTTCTGATTTCTCAAATACTGCTTGCCACGGGCTAAAAGTACGCTAGGGTTATCGATTTCAGTCCAGATAACAGCCTTACGAATAATACCAAACTCTTTCATCAGCTCTTTATCTTCTAAGTAAGCTCGATTGTTATTGACGTGCCAAATAGTCAATTGCTCCCTGGTAACATCGGGGCTCTGGTCCTCGTCTGGATGTTCCTTCTGAATATCAGCACCAATCGGCATGATTTGAGTAGCTAGACCGTCAAAATCAAGCTCACGGCTTGCTGATTTGATATTCTTACCAATTTGAAGCGGTGATTTTTTGGTTTCTCCAATCTGAGCGGTCCAATCCACATATAAGCGAGTATTTCGCTCATAGATGGTCAAATAACCCCCGATGTTGTTGATAATTCGTTCTCGGACACAATCCCAAGTGCTTTCATAGCCCAGATAACGCCAAGGCTTATCCGTCCTACTGTTAACCGTGCAAGTGCCAAGATTAATGCGTTTGTAGTCCTCAACCTCACCATTCGCAACCCTTAGAATTTCAGTTAAGTAAGGGGCTGCTCCTTGGTTCGGTAATTTCTGGAACCATTGAGCAGAATCATGAAGAAATGAAAGGAAGTCCTCACAGGTCACTTTCTGAGCGAATCCGTTCATTGTCATTTCATTTGTTGATGTCAAAACCCTGCCCACAAATTCAACCTTGCCATCATAGAGGTTAACCACTTCGACAATCGACTTAAACGGCACCATTTTGTTATACAAGGGATGCGTAAAAGGAACAGCGAAAGAGAACTCATGAATAGTGTTTAAAGCTTGGTTGATTTCACCAGTGATGACAGTACCCCCTCTTGGGCTGTACGGGTCATGAATAGTCTTGCGTGCCGTAGTAGTTCGATTGAGCTTATCCCAACGCCGTGAGTTGAAATCACTCCACCAATACACCGCATAGCCGCCTTTGTGTTTGGTTTCGGGTGGTTCTGGAACGACGATTTTTTCACCGCCAACTCCGACAAGTTGCCCGTTATTATCCGACACATAGACATGCGTCAAAAACTCCCCATGCTCGTTGTTGTGGTCGGACACGTTAATAGTACAGTACCAGTTACCGCCCCATTCTACGCCGTCATACCAGATAATATCGTCTTGATCTATCTCCTTACCGGCACTAGGTGAGTAGTTTGTTTTCCTGCTCCATGTCGGGAACAATACCCCTTTGACGCCAGTGTCATTACTGAGGTTTGAAACCTTGACGGCGTAGCCCGTGTGACTAATGTTAAATACTTCGATTTTACCGCTTGCACTCATGCCATCACCTCGTTATTAAAGTGCATGGCAATTGTGCCATTGCCTTTGGCTTTAAAATAGTTAATTCCTTGATAAAGTGTCAATGCAAACTCCCTATTTTCACCTCTCTTGAGGTTGTAAATCACGCCCTCTGAATCCGTCAAAGTGATGTCTTCATCACAATAAATAACTGGACTGATAGATGTATCGCCAGAATTTACGAAATAGATTGTCTTTTCTGATTTCGTATATCCTAACTGCCATTTAGTCCATGTTGAGTCATCACTTTCAAAGTTAAAAGTGTCCCAGACATCATCGAAATAGTCGTTTTCGTGGAACGCAAACGGATAGCATTTAAAAGTGATAGTAGCGACCAGATTCTTCTTAATCGGATCATCAGCCACTTTGATATGCTTAATCTTGCCCATCCAGTAATATCGACAGTCATGCGTATCAAACAGTTTTCGTTCTGTTTTAGTGACCATTTGAGACTTAATCATACGCTCTGCGGTTTTGCGGTCTTCGTATTCCGTAAACGGCAATTTAAACTCGTATGTAATTTCTCTAGGCTCAAAAACACGCTCACCCAGCACACTAGAGAAATCAAGCACACCTTGCATAAAGGGGATAGATTCAACGATTTCCTTCTCGTCCGGTGTGGGTGCTTCACGTTTCTGTAGGTACCACCCAGCGTCACGACTATTAAAATCGCCAAACGCTATATATTCTTTGATTTTAGTAATCATAATC